AAAGGTTGTCGATGTAGCATTTGCAAGCACTCTGAAACGCCTACTGCTTAGGCATTGTAATTCAAATGCAACCGTACCACTACCCCTTGCATTTCCATTGAATACAGTACTGCCCGATGAGTAGTTTTGAACAAACAAGCCATTGCCTATTAAGTGGCTTAATTCAATATTACCCGCACTATCTTTTATCTCAAATGTGTTAGCCGTCTGCCCCGCAGCGGCTTGGATGATAGCACCGACTTTAGAAGATGAAGAATTTAATACATGTAATTTTGCGGAAGGAGTATGACCACCTATTATCACATCATTACCAAATAAAGTAAGACCATAACCACTAATTCCATTTCCTAATAATAATCTATTATTTTGATGACTTATTAAAACTGCATTTGCACTTGCTCTCCATCCAGCACCATAATAAGCACCAATATAACTTGCATAAGAATAACTTATATGTCCTCCTACTGCACCATCAAATCGGATACTTGTTGCACCAGAATTAGAGATTTTTACATACAATTTTTGGTCACTTACAGCATTAGCTCCGATACTAACCACATTATTAACACCATCTACCACCAATGTATCTGTATCAACAGTCAATCCCCCAACACTTATGCTATTAGTTGTTGTGCTGCCCGCAGTTGTTACAGTCTGTAGAGTAGGTATGCTAATAGTAGGTGCCGGTCCGTAACTTAATTGTTTTGTTGTAGAATTAAAATAAACAACATCAGACGTTGTTTCATATGAAAGACCTGCTTTTATCCAATTATTTACTATAAGTGAATCAAGTCTTCCTGTTTCTGATACATCTAAATGATATTGAGGGTATTCAACGCCTATACCAAGATAAGCTTTTGGTATTAAAACAACACCCTTTTTGCTATAAGGAGCTTTAAAATGTTGTTTTGTTATTAAAGATATTGATTCAGTTAGGTTAGGATCTCCAATTAATAGATTAACAAAATAATTGCTATTTATCTGCTTTTGTATATCTTGAAAATCCATTTTTGTTATATGCTAACTTTTTCAATTAACTACCCTTTTTCCATTTTTTACTAGATGAAGCTGTTTTACTAGGACTCCATTTGACTTTATCAGCCCAGTAAGCCGCAGACATTTTACCTTTACTGATATTTTTTCCATGCCTAGACTTGAAAGCTTCTCTTTGACCAACGGTTTGATTAGTTTTAACTCCCTGTTGACCAAAACGAATAGTTTTAACTTTATCACCTTCTTTGGCCACAACAATATGTGATTTAGTAGGATGACTAGGTGTGCGTTTAGGTTTATTGAAACCTTGTACACCCGCTCTTTCTAATCTTGGATCTTTTTTACTTGCCATAGTTAAGCTTTATAAGTTCTTTGTATGAAATAAATAATATCCCATATTGCAACAGTACCACCACCTGTATCTGCACGTAACACCCATCTGTTACCATTAGCTACAAAATCAACATCTGCATAAAACTGAAACACTAAATGTTCATCATGTGTAACACCGTTTCCTTTTGGATAATTTATTTCAGCTAACACTCTTTCATAAGGTGTACCCCCAGTACTTTCTAAAGAAACATGTAAGTGTGTTTGATTTGCATTTGAAGCTGATGATTTAAAAACTATTGTTTGTATATAAACATCTCCTTCTGTTTCCACTTGTATTTTTTGTGTAACCGGATTATAAAACTGAATAGATGAATTGAGGTATGTATCTATTGTAGTACTAGCGTTATTAGGTAGAGTTACAGAAACTCCATCATTTAAAATTAAAGGAGCCAGTTGTGTATATACATTATCATCATACCTTGCCCAGCCTTGTCCAACTGATTTAGATCCTGTAAAAGAAATAGAGTTTATGATCCAATTTTTAAGATCTTTTAACTTTATGAGAGAAGCATGCATAACCGGATTTGGCTTGAAGCTTTCTTGGGGATTGTCATATGAAGCTGATGCAATATAATCTTCGTTACTAGGTTGTTTAACTTTGTTCCTCTTTATTAAACCTAATATGTCTTGTAATATATTCATCTTTTTTTACCCTTATGCAATCCATGACTTGCATGTTGCTTACCAGATTTAGTTGCTTCTCTTTTTTTAGCATTAGCTGCCGCAAGTTTTTTTCTACCAGCACTTGTGCTTTTTAATTTAGAAATAGTTGCAGATGGAGCATAAACTTCTCCAGTCTCAGAAGATTTTTTACCAGAAGGAGTTCTCCATTTTTGTTTTGTCCATCTATCTAAACTCTTTTGTGACTTTGCTTTAGCCATTAGTTTCGAGCTTTTATTTTTTCCTGTATCTTTTTAGGTAGCTCCTTTAAGTGGAACAGGTTTACACTTGACTTAGTGTGTGTTTTACCACTCATAAGCTGCCCGCTTGCATCCTTGTGAGTCCCTTTCCCTTTGTATAGAGACCCATCCTTTTTATAATGAGGTACTCCTTTCATTACTTCTTTGTTTTATATCCTCCACCTTTTGCTTTGTATTCTCTTGCCAACATCTGAGCCTTACGAGCAGACCATTGCCCTGGGTTTCCACCCTTGCTACCGGCTTTAATTTTTTCAAAAAGAGATTTCCTCATTCCAGGTTTAGTGTAATTACCCGCTTCGTTTACTTTACTCTTACCTTTCATCTTATTTCTTTTTGGAAGATGTCCAACCACCCATCTTGTATGATTTTTTTGACTTCATAGGTTTCATTGATCCTCCATACTTATAAGATTTCATACTTCCACCTTTTCTCATTTTTTCTACAAACTCTTCTGACATATCAATAGTTCCACCCATTTGCATCATCTTATTAAGCATGCTTTCACCACCACCTTTTTTAAAGCCCATTTTATTACGAACTGCAGTTGGAAGTTTACCTAAGCTTTTTTCTTTTCCCATAGGAACATCTTTAAGCTCAGATCCTTTTTTGTACTTTTTCATGTTTTTCATTTTAATATATATCTAAAGTTAATGTTATAAATAATAAATATAGTTTTATAGTTGTAAAAGGTTCTTCTGCAGTTGGCATAATGGTTTCCCATCCTAAAGCAAATCTATCATGAGGCCAATGAAATATTATATATAAAATCCAATTGCTCATTTTTTAGTTTTACTACTTTTAGAAGCTGATTCACCTCTTTTAAAATTTTTGTTTTGAGTAACACCAGCTCTTCCATATCCAGTTATATTTTTACCAGACATGTAACCTGCTTTATATGCAGCTGAATCTTGACTAGTTTTTAGGTTATCACCGTAAGTAAAGTTTTTCATACGATTTTTACCCTCTTTACTATCCATTGATACTTCCGCACCAAGTTGAGCTTTTATTAAAGCATCAACTGGGGATCCTCCATTCATGAAGCTTTTCAACCCTCCTTTTTTAGCCATATCTAACAAGGCTCGTTTTGAGGCACTAATTTTATTTTTGTATTTCATATTTTTATAGTTAAAAATTAATTATCTTCCTTGACCTCTATATTTCTTTTTATAGAGTTTACTTCTTTTATTCCTACTAGTTTTTGTTTTAGCATGAACATTAGGTCTAGAAATCTTTGACCTATTTGCAAAACTATCAAAAGTTAAATTGGCTTTTTTTGACATTTTATTTTCTCTTAATGTTTTTCCACATTGCTGCAGCAGCTACTTTTTTACCAGCTTCTTTAGAGCCATACTTTTTAGCAGCCTTGCTTGCAATTTTTTCAAACGTCTTACCCTTTTTACCAATGTCTTTACCAGCCTTAGCAGCTTTAGCTACATTGCTTCTTTGAGACTTAGTAGTTCCTGCAGAAGGTTTCTTTTTCATTGTTTTTTAGTTTTAGGTTTTCTACCTCTTCTTTTCTTTCCTTCAGCTGCATCAACAACATCACCAAGTTGATTGCCAACTTCTTTAATGCTTTCTTTTACATCTTTTAATTCAGTGGCAACAGCTTTTGCTCTTTCTGCAGTTTCATTAACAACTTCCGTTACTTTTTCATCAATGGTTGTTTTAGACATGAGAAACGCCCATGGTCTTACAAATAAAAACTTCCAAACGGTATAAAAAATTTTTTTCATCGTATATAAATTATACAAACAAATATACAAAATTTTACTCAAAAAGACAACTTATATATTCTTAAGCCTTTCATTTTCTTTTTCTAAGAAAGCTACTTTAACACGAAGCTCACTTACTTCTTGTGTCAAAGAAAGAATCTGAACTCTCATTTCATCTTTTTCTTCTGAACTTTGTTCTAATTGTTGTTCTAGTCTTTTCACTCTTTCTTTTAAATCATCTCTATACATATTTTGATCATTCTTTTCATCCAAAGCACTTTTAGCTTTAAGTTTCATTTTTGTTTCATAAAACTTCCAAGCTCCAGCTGAAAAAAGTACTGTAACTACCGTAACTATAACCGTTGTTAAATTATCTAGAGCTGCCATTTTCGTATTTTAAATAATAATGATTAGTTAGTCTTCGTAAATTAAAAAATGCACTAATTGATACAAGCAACCAACCCCAGTGTGTGGCATCATTTGGAAGCTTGCCAATAAGAAAATAATAAGTAACCACTACGATAGAAAACAAAAAGACAGCTAAACCTAGTGTCTTTCTTACCCCAACAGTATGTGAACAAGCTCCCTTGATTGAAGCAAATCCTATCATTATACTAGGGACGATTAACCAGAGATTAAAAGAATAATCTAAAGTATGTATAATTGGAAAAAACAACAACCAAATGACACCTTGTGTAACCTCAGTAGGTTCAGAGTCGTAATACGTTAGTATTGTTCTTAATCTTGATAACATGTTTTTACAAACTTTGTCTTAGACTAATTTGAAATGGTATTTCCTTTGCTGAATTTAAAGAAACTTCAACCCGTTTGGTTTCTTTAAAGTATATACTTGCCCAAACAGATGTGTTAATTTGATAAAATCCTTCTCTTGGAATTGGACCCAACATCCAGAAAGGACTTATGCCAAATCTTAATTTTTTATTTTTTTGCCATTCAACTCTAAGTAATTGAATTCTAAATTGAGATCTCATTTCTTTATATCCATTGTTTATAGTATCGGATGTATTATATTTGACCATTCCAAATGGATTGAGAAGTTCTACACGGGGTCCAAAATACCAGTTATTGTACCGGAATTCCTTCTCAATAGATGCTGAAAAAGAATTATAATTAGAAAGATTAAAGCTTAACTCAGCTCTCCATTTTTCTTGCTCAATTGGTTGACCAATAAGCAATGTTGGAAAAAAGAAAGTAAAAATTAAAATTAAATTTTTCATACTAAGAGTCGTTTATTTAGCAATGATTCTATATAATAATATACGGATAAATATCCGCATATAAAAACTAATAAATTATCATTTTTTAAAATTTGTATTTATGCAAAAAATTGACAAAGCAATGTTTAATCATGCGTTTAACATTACCTTTTTACCAAAAGAACCACTGTTGGGAGTTAAAGGTATAAACTGTGAGGTGTTATGTGTGGATGACGTATACAGACCTATTTACGGAATTGAAATTGGTTTAGTATTTTTTAAAATTTCTTATGTAAATCTTCATTGGAAAGATGAATAAGAAATAAAAAAGTGTTAAATTAAAATAGAGAGCTGTGCAATATATCATTAAAAATTGCACAGCTTTTTTTTCCTATTAACAACAAGTATATACCTATGAAAAAAAACATTTTTGAACCCAGAGTTAACATTTTACCTTATGAGTATCCCCAGTTATTAGCATATAAAGATGCTATTCGTCACTCTTATTGGATTGATACAGAGTATAATTTTACCACAGATATTGATGACTTTAGAGTTAAAGTCACGGATCAGGAAAAAGAAGTTATAAAAAGAACAATGTTGGCCATTGCACAAATTGAAGTTAATGTAAAAACTTTTTGGGCTGACATGTATAAAAGAATGCCTATTACGGAAATAGGTGATGTAGGTATGACCTTTGCTGAATCAGAGGTTAGACATAAAGATGCTTACGCAAGACTGCTTAGAATTCTAGGATTAGAAGAAGAATTTAAAACAGTTATTAATATCCCTGCTATTGGAAATAGAATCAAATACTTAAAGAAATACTTAGATGGATCCAGAAGTAAGGATAATAAAATGTATACTAAGTCTGTTCTATTATTTTCTTTATTTATTGAACACGTAAGCTTGTTCAGTCAGTTTCTCATTATGATGTCTTTTAATAAAGAAAAGAATCTTTTTAAAGGTATCTCCAATGTTGTTGAAGCTACAAGTAAGGAAGAAGACATTCACGGAAACTTTGGTGTAGAGATTATTAACATCATCAAGTCTGAGAACCCTGAGTGGTTTGATGCAGACTTTGAAAACTTAATTTATTCAGCTTGTAAAAAAGCTTATATTGCAGAGTGCGGCATTCTAGATTGGATCTTTGAAAAAGGTGAGCTGGAGTTTCTAAATAAGGAAACTATTCAAGAGTTCATCAAGAATAGATTCAATAATTCCCTTAGAAAGATTGGCATGCAATCCTTATTTGAAGTGAATCTAGAGCAACTAAATAAAACTCATTGGTTTGATGTAGAGATTACAGCAACTAAAGAAGGTGACTTCTTTTACAAAAAACAAATTGACTACAATAAAAAATCAAAAGCAATTACAGAAGATGACTTATTCTAAGTATTATTGGTTAAATGAGGAAAGTCGTAAGTTCCTCTCAAGAGGTTATATCACAGAATCACCAGAACAAAGAATAAAAGACATTGCTCGGACTGCTGAGAAATATCTCG